ATCGGCACTATCTCTTACAAGGATGCTGAGACTGTTGGCTATCAAACAACACTTACAGCATTTCCAAACTCTGACGGCGATACTCACTACGAATACATCAAAGGAGAATAATACATGTCTGAAATTAAATCATTTAAAGGGACTACTTCAA